TGTATGAATTATTTCTTATAACCAACAAACGAACTCACAAAGATATTCGTGATTTTTTACAAGAATTTGTTAAAACACATATTGAATATCGTGGTTCTGGGCATTTATCAAATTTTAAATCTATTTTCAGTAAAATGTATGGAACACCTGAATTTACAACAACAATAGAAAAATTACATGGTAAAATAGATATTATACAACAAAATGTAAATATAAAACATATTGGATATATTATCGATTATCTCTGTAATATTTTAATAAAATATACGAAAAATGAAAAATTTGATGTTTTAGGATACTTAAATGAAGTATATATTAAAAATGTTGATATATGGGGATTTGTCATGACATTTCTTCCATTAACAGAACAAATAATGCAATACGAATTAATTCAGCCATCTCAAAAAACTTCATTTTATCGAAAAATAATACATACCAGTTTGAAAGATATGATAAATATATTATTAAAATATAGCAGTTCTCCAATCAATATTGATGAATTAAAGAAGGTGTTATTATCATTGAATAAAAAGTTACAACGCTTAAGCAGAGAACCGGTATTATTACAAAAATTAAAACAGCGACAAATACAGTCTCTGAAAATACGTAGTAAAATAAAGATTCTTCGTCGAAAAATGCTTACGCGCAAAAAGAGAGAAAGTCGTCGATCAGGTAAATTATAATAAATTCAATTTAACCAAGAAAAACCCAACTATTATAATGAGTGTTCATATATTCTGCCGTTTTACTTTCTTTATACTGAAACATCTTATACGCTTCTTTGGCATGTAAGAATCGGCCTATATAACCTAAAATCATGATAATAATTAAGACTCCAACAAAACGCATGTTAATATTTTTACTAAAAAATTTATTTACAAATACATAACTTGCGAGATTCAAGAAGATTGTATAAATTGTTATGTTAACTAATATAGATAGACAGATGATTGGTATTAACTTCATAAAGGCAATCCATGACGTTTTTGGATTTGTCGTTTCCAAAAATAGTTTCGTAAACATATATATATATTATAATATTTCTTTGAAACAAATATTCAAAGAAATATACGAGGGTAAATATATCAGTTATTATATGAGACTTGAAATTATTATTATTGCCATTACCGCTGTCTTCATTTATAATGTATATTATGATGGAAATATTTTAAAGAAGATCTATTCATATAAGAAATATTTCACAATGGGTATAATTGCCATTATAGGCATATCGATTTATCTGTTAATCAAACGGGATCCCATGCAATCAAAGAAGATACTTCTTTATGCGAATAATATGATAAAATATATGCCGATAGATAAACAGACGATGAATTTTATTTCTCCTATTATTGATTTCACATCTCCCAAAGATAATAGTGGATTTATGATGGGAATGAACAATAATTCACAATCACCTACAAAAGGTTTCAATGGTAGTGGTGGCAGTGCTACTAAGAGATCAGTATCTGAAACAAAGAAGAAATATGTAGCGTCGCAACAACATTGGAAATGCGGTGAATGTCATCAACAGTTGAACCATACTTTCGAAATAGATCATCGTGTAAGATTAGAATATGGTGGTGGAAATAATGTGGAGAATTTGGTGGCACTATGTAGGAATTGTCATGGAGAAAAAACTGCTAGTGAGAATATGTAAATCATAATATTTATATAATATATACTATTAATGGAAGCGGCAGCAACAGGAGCAAATAAACCCCCGCCAAAGGATTCTGAAACAAAAAATATATTGAACGCAATTGATTATAAAAATCTCGGTAATTATTTTGGTAATCCTGTGATAATAACTATTTTATATTTCATTATTTTAATCAGTTTTATTGTGGTATTATTTTCAACGACATATGTGACGATATCATCATTAATTACAATATTTTTCGTATATCTCTTAATAAAGCAAATATATTATGCGCTTAATGATAAATCAGGTAAGGCTGCAAGTCTTTGGTCATTTGCGTTGCCCATCTTTTTAATTATTTTTACATTGGCATGTAATGCTTTTTTACCGAAAAGTTCAAAGTTTGTCTTAACGAATCAAAGTAACATAATTCAAAATATACAAATGCCAATATATTCTATTTTATATGCTTCAATTATATACGGTATTTTCTTCATATTTATGTTAATATATCATACATTTGACAAAAATAAAATTACATTATTATGCGTGTCATTCTTTTTCATCATATTATCTTCAATGTATATTGTAACAAGATCAAATTTGCCACAAGATGTGACAAAAAGTCAAACAACTTCAATGATGATAAATACACTTGTTTATACACCTCTTGTTGCTTCTTGTATTTATATTATATACGTATTTATGACGTATAAAGGGTTCATACTCAGTGGCTATAATGATATTAAGAACACGTCTTTAATGAATAATATTACACGCGTAATACCTACACCAGCTGCATCAACGATTACGAATATGGAAGAACAGTTGAATAATCTCAAACAATATGATACATCAGGATCAAAATCATCGTCAAAGACAGAATCATTCATGCCTGGGCAGGTTGCGGTTGCCAAAGATTTATCAATATATGGTTTACTTATTATTTATGGAATCGTATTTCTAGGATGTTTCTTTACATTTTTGAATACGACAGCCAATACGAAATATAATTCATTGAATGAGTTGGTTATCATACTGATAAATGGATTTATTATATCGGTTATTGCAGTTTTAACAATGAAAATGACTTCTGCTGGTTTCTCTTCGTTTCAAAATGATTCGATTAAAGAATTAAATAAATCAATGAAAACTGCTGAAATTAAAAGGGGGCAATATTTTGGTAGGTTGGGATTAGAAAATGAGGAATATGGAGTTCTCGCATTGTTAATAGTATATAATGTTGCCATAGCAAATGTATTTAATAATGATTATTTCAGTAAAGATAATGAGATATTTGTCAAGTTTCTCTCTTCATTCATTCCGTCTTCGTATATAACCAAATATGAAAATAGTCTACCAACTCTTAGTATCATAATTACATATATTATTACATTTGCGATATATTACAAAGTAATAATGAAAGAGAGAAATGTAAAGAACGATTCAGACTTACTAATGTTTTTCATTACATTAATTTTATTCATAACAGTAATATTATACATAAATGGTAGTAAATTGGCACAAGGTTCTTCATTGAATAATGGTATTTCGCCTTATATATATGCGATTATAGCATTTGTGATCATTTTCTGTGTAGGATTATTTCTCATATATATATCGACAAAACTGAATATGAATCTCGCGTTTTTTAATATGGAAAAAGATCAGTTGATGCAATCAATTACAGTATCTCTTTTCATCCTGTTTGGTATTTTTTTCTTATTTTCATTGATTAATTGGATCATCCAGTTATTTCAAGTATTTACATTTAAAAACTCAGATGGTTCATCAAGTGTCTTTGGGATTATATTAAATTTTGCAATTATCATCACGTTATTGGCGATTATATACAGAATGATGTCATATAGTAATTTATTCAAAGGGTCAACATTTATAACAGACAGTCCATTATCGCAACTCATAATAGGTTGTATTTTCTATATACCTTGTTTGCTGATTGCACTGATCGATATATTGTCAGGTTATTATAAAAAGGGTTCAACTGTTATGGTAAATGCGATGAAACGAGCATCAACCGGTGATTTGGCAAGTTCAGTTTCTTCATTACAAATTACGCCAAGTAGAACAGATATTATTTTGCTGATTCTTATAGTCTTATTATATCTCATATATTATAGTATTCCATACACATATACATTATTTTCATCGCAAGGTGGACAGCTTCTATTAAAAGAGCCTGTATATACAGATAAAGAAATAGTTTTAGCAACATATACATCATTGAATCCTCAAGTAAATTCGACAAAAAAATCATTTAAACTATTTAATTATGATTTTTCATGGTCGAATCCAGATTATAACGCAACGCAAGTGATTACTCATTCTTATAATTATGCATTATCATGTTGGATTTTTATAGATGCGAATAGCACAGCAAATAATCGAGGCGATACTTTTCATTCTCTTATAAATTATGGTGGAAAACCAAATGTTCAGTATAGAGGAAATGATAATCAAATGATAATAACAATTGAAAAAATGGATGTATCAGGAAATCCAACATTATATGAAGGAAAAAAGTATGATTTAGATGATGATGGAAATTTCATTGTTTATAGAAACAAAAATGTATTGTTACAAAAATGGAACAATATAGTGATCAATTATAATAGCGGCATTTTAGATATATTTATAAATGGTAAATTACAACAATCGTTTAATGGAGGATCTATTCCTTATATGAAATTGGATAATATCACAATAGGAGAGAAGAATGGATTACATGGAGGTATATGTAACGTTGTCTATTTTAGCGATGCATTAAATATAAAGCAGGTGTATTATTTGTATACTTCGGTAAAAGATTTGAATCCTCCTATATTAATGAATTATTATGACAGTTTATATTTAAGTTCAATAAAGGTTGAAAATGCGACAGAAAAGATTGGGTTAAATCAGATTGCGAATTGATAATTATAATGAAATAATAAATTTATTATTATATATTATTATAATAAATGAACATTCGTATGATTATATTTACGACAATTATCATTATCATATTAATATTGATAATACGTTATTATGTGGTAAGTAATCCAATATTAACTAAATTAAGTAATGCTACTGTTCCACAAACAATATCTGCCAGTTCTTTAGGATCATCTAATAGCGTTGGAAGTTCAAATTTTGCATTTTCAATATGGTTTTATATAAGCAACTGGAATTATAGGTATGGAGAGCGCAAGATTATATTTGGAAGAATGAATAATACAACCGGAAAGGTTGATCCTTCAACTGATACTACTGGTGCAGGTCCATCTCCATTAGTATCTCTAGCTGCTATATCAAATGATTTAGAAATAGCATTAGCATATTTTCCGGATAAATTAACAAGTGGAACTTCATCAACACCATTTATTTCCTGTCCAATACAGAATATACCTATACAGCAATGGGTCAATTTAACAATAAGTGTATATGGT